TATGTCCGCGCTTGCGCGGCGCCCATGGAACGCCGTCCGGCGTCGTGTGCGCCGTGATCGTGGACTCCAAGACAGCGCGGACAGCAACCGTTAGTTCCTGCCAGGCGTCCAGCGTCAACGCCGCTGGGACCGCGCGAACGCGCTGTATGATCTCGTCAACGGTCAACATGTTAGCGAAGTCCCTGATCCTCTGATCGGCCTAACTGTGCTTGCTCGTCCGCCCACACATAAGGCGAGTATTCCGAGTGAACGCGAGGGAACCCGCGCGCCACTGCGCCGTCGTCCGTGTCCGCGCGGAGCGGAAGCTCAAACAATCCTTCCGCGCTGTCCGCCGCCTCACGGATATCCGCGAACGCCTGGACCGCTTGCAGCTTGTATTCTTGGAACTCCTGATCGGTGGCGGACACGCCGCGCCGCAACCACACGTCCACGGACACAATACGTTGACACCACTCCACGACGGCCAGCGGATATGGAAGCTTGAACGGCGCGTCATAGCGTTTGCACAAACGCGCATCTATGAAGCTGGACGCCATGAGTAGGCGGCGATCCACCCACCCGGGAGTCCGGAGTTCCACCTCGTCAATGAACGAGGCCGGGACGACGCTGACTAGCTTGAACTCCGCTAGGTCTAAATACGCAACTGTCCCGGCCACGGTTCACCTCCGCGTGTCACCACCTCACACCCACGCCGTCACGTCGTCAGCGCGTCACGTTGCAGAGCACTTGAACAACAGATACGGATGGCCAGGCAGCACAGCGTTACGTCCTTCCGTGGTCCATTGGAACTCACGGATCCGCGCCAGCTGTGCGTCGTTCTGAGGCCCGTAATATAAAACGCTGAAACTTTCGCGATTCACGTAGGAAAAGGCGCCTAGCTCATTCGTCAGAATGTCCTCCATTCCGAGGAACCAAGTCGTGTCCGAACCGCCCACGTAACCGGCCGCAAGCTCCGTCACCTCCACAGGCTGTCCGAGTCCGAAGTTGCGGATCAGTGCTTCCACGTCACCGGAACCACCGCCAGCGGTGGCCGCCTGTGCAATGAACTTGGCGTTAGTGATCTGTTGCGCGCGCGCCACGAGCGCCGGAGGGACGAACAAGTAGGCCGGGCGGAGGAACCGCGGATCCTCTCCGTTCGGCATTTTGATCGTCGCAATGTATGCGATCGCCTTCGCGACGTTCGCCACGGCCACGTCCACGCTGACACTCGTGTCGATAGGCAACGCGCCCGGACCCGATCCAGCTGTGAACAAGTTCGTGTAGGTTCCAAGCGTGGCGCGGAACGGGTTCAACGGGTGGTCCGTGGCAAAATACACCTTGCCGTCGTATCCCAGCGGGTTAGCCAGGATCGCTTGCGCAACCATCTTTTGCGGCCAATAGGCGGCATACGATCCAACGGTCCGCGACCACTGCGCCGCGTAATCAATCCCGTTGCCGTCCACGTCCTCAAACTTTTCTTTCTTGATCTTCAACCCGGCCGCGGCGTTGAGATTCTCGACCTCTGTCGTCAACGCGACGATATCCTCGAACTCGATATTGCCACCGTGGCCGGTTCGCTGGATCCGCGCTGTGTCGAGCAACCATGACAGGCGCTCTTTCAACGCCATGCTCGGAACTGTCTTGGCGATCTTGTTCCACCACAAGTTGGACGTTAGGCGTCCATACTCGTTGGACGTGATCGTCCGCATGTTGGATTCAAGATCGTATAGGAACTGAGGTGTGATCGTAGGCATGACTAGTTGACCTCACTCCGCAATGACGGTTGCGTCCGGCAAGAATGGATAGGACGAATACACGAGTACGCCCTTTGCGGCGTCCACGCGGAGGACGAGGCCTAGGGACACGGCGCCCGTTTTCTGGACTGTCTGATCGTCCTTCACGTAGGCAAGCTTGCCGGCGTCAGCGGCCACGAACGCGGCCGCCGTATCGTTGTCCCACCACCTGGCGCTGATCGGATAAAACAGTTGAACCTGGATCGTTTTGATCCCGTCACCTGTTTTGCTTTGCATGAACACGCCAAGCGGAAGCAACCCAGCGGTGGGCGCGCCTTTAGTCACGAGGCCGGTGGCCGTGTCAAGGCAAGCCAGCTTGCCGCGTTCCGCCACAACGGCGGACGTCAACACAAAGTCCTGATATCCCCACACGGCCTCCGTCACCATTCTGTCAGCCACGGTTGACCTCCACACCCGGCGCGCCGGGGATTGCTGGGATGGATACACCTAGTTGGAGTTTGTAATCGCTGGCGATTACGCCGGTCTTTTCACCGATCAGTCCCATACGCATTGCAAGCGCGTTCGCTTCGTTCGGCGGAAGCATGGGCGCGCTTGCCGGGACGTTGCCGCGCGTAGGCGCCGCGGTGGCCGCTGCTAGCGCGGCCGCGGCCGTGGCTGTCTGCGCCGCTGGCTTGGCCATCTTTGCCGCCAGCGTGCGGACCGTGGCCAGTGGGATCTGATCCATCTCTTTACGGATCTCCGGAGTCCAGTCCGGGCGCGTCGCATACAACGCAACACGTTCAGACTTCGCTTGCGTTGCTGTGTATGAACGGACCTCGCGGAGCGCCTGTTGCGCCAGCTTCAACGCGGACGCCGCGGACGTGGCCGTGGCGGTGGCCGCCTTCGCCTTGTCCTTTGCGGGCGGCGTGGCCGGCGCCTCGTCCCCGTCCGGTTCCTCGTGTTCCGCCGCTGGCTTGTCCTCGGACTCGTCCTCCGCGGCCGGCTTGTCCTCGGACTCGTCCTCCGCCTCCGGTTTCTTGTCCTCGTCCATTGCGGCAAGCGCGCGTTTTGCCGCCTCCGCGTCCGGCCCTTCGCCTTCGGACGCTTTCTTTAGCGCCTGGCGCGCTTCCTCAATAGCCGTCATGTTCGTCAATCCTTTAGCTGTTAGAACTAACAACCCGTCAAAACTCGTTACGCCGTCCGCCAGGCGCTGTGTCACAGCGTCCTGTCCGAGGAACACGGCCGCCTGTAAGGCCTTCGCGTCCACGTTCCGCGCCTCCCGGACGAGTTCGAAAAACAGCGCGGCCATGCCGTCCACGAGCAACTGTTGTGCAACTAGTTCCTCGGAAGTGATCGGCGTGTCCGGGTTGCCGTCCGCCTTGCGCGCGCCGCTTGTGATCAGTGCGACGCGCAACCCCATGGCCTCGTTCCGGACTGTCACGTCGTCCCGGACCGCCAGCACGCCGATCGATCCAACTATCGAGGACGGCGCCAAGTAAATCTTGGACGCGCCACACGCCACCGCGTACGCCGCGGAGCACGCTCGTTCCTCCACGTACGCGATCAGTTGCTTGCCGGCCGCGGCGCACACGGCGCGGATCTCGCGAGCACATTCCATGGACCCGTACGCGTCACCGCCTGGACTTGAGATCCGAAGGACCACGAAGCGCACGCCGGACTCCGTGGCCGCGCGGACACGTTGTGTTATGTCCGCATATGACAGCCACCATCCGTCCGCCTCCGCCGTTAGCGGACCGCACACGGGGACGACGGCCACCGCCCCGTCCGCCGCCATGAACCACCCGGGGTTTATGGCCTCGCGTAGCTCGAACACTTCAAGCAAGGCGTCAGGCTGGATTGCTACGACCCGGCCGCGGCGCTCGAACCGCGCGGACAGGCGTGTGGCCATGGTGAGCGGCGCGGCCGGCGTGGTGGCGTTGGACAGCGTCATGCGGCCACCGTCACGGCCGGCGCTGGCGCGGTGGGCGTGGCCGGCGTCAGGCCAGCGGATCCCAGCATGGCGTCCGCCTCCGCGGCGTCCACGAGGAACGAGCGCTGTATGATGGCGCTGGCGGCGTCACGCGGGATCAGGCCGGCAACCACCGCCTGGACGACTTCTAACAGGGACCCGATTTGCGCGCCGTTTAGCGCGGAGTCCTGCGCCGGTTTGCCAGTGGGCGGCGCGGCCACGTCGCCAGCGTCCAGCGTCGCGTCCGGCGTCCCACCCACGTTGTCCACGGCCTCGTCCACGTCGTCCACGTCCGTTCCGCCCACGAGGCGGAGGCCGGGTTGCGGCGCTGGCGCGGGTTGCTTGATCGGAATGGCGAAGTCTTCCGTAAGCGCCTGGACGTCTAGTTCCTGACCGGACCCGGCCAGCGCCGTCGTCATTTGCTGGATCGCGGTGGCCAGCGTTTGAATCGTCAGCGCGTCCGCGTTTTTATCCTTCGGAGGCGTGACGTCATATTCCATGACGCAAGGCTTGGTTTCGATTGCGGCCGGTCCCCACCGGAGCGCCACGAACACCGGGATCCCTTGCGTGTTCAATGTGTACGCGAGGCCGTCCGCGGTGGCCTGGATCAGATCCGCGCGGATCATGCGGTGGATATCCTGATTACTGAAACCAGTTCCACCGGACGTTGTGATCGTCTGTCCAGCGATCGTTATGATGATCTCCTGATTCTGATCCTCGATAGTCCGGACGAACG